GGGTCCTTTTCCTTCTTCTGTTTCTGCGCAGCCAGAGAGCCGATCTTGGCCCTGGCCTGGGGCGAGAGGCACAGCTCATTACAGCCTCGCCACAGGTCGCTCTGATATTTCGCCCGGGCATTCTGCAAGCCGGTGTGCATCACGAGCCCCGGATCAGCGTCGATCAGGCCGTTGATATAGCGCAGGCGGTCAATGGCTACGGCCGTGCTCTCCAGAACGAAGACGTCAAGCTGGCCGAGAATGTCGCTTGCCACCAGACCGCTCACGATAAATTGAAAAATCTCGCGCTGTCCATCCGTCAGATCTGCTGGCGGCTCGGGTGGAACGTTCTCGCCGCGCAGTTTGTCCTCCACGTCCTGCCGGACTGCTTCGACATCGCTGGCGATCGCGCCGGTCTTCACGCGAACCGACTTGCTCGGTCTCGCCATTTTCCACCCTCCTCTCGCCCCGCGGGCAATTTCCCATTTCTAAACTTCATCCTGTTCAGGGGGCCGCTGTTGGTCTTGACACGGATCCACCGAGAGATCTCAATCCCACCGGGGGGATGCCTCCGCAAGCTCGTGGAGGTAGTCTCTCGGGATGTCCCCGTCATCAGCCATGCGATGATGCCTGCTGCAGCAGGTCAGAAGGTTCCCATCATCAAGCCGCAGGTCGAATCTCTCTTCCAGCGGTTCAATGTGATGCACCGACAGCTCCTGATCCAGCCCTGGCACTCCGAAGACACCGTAGCTTCCCTCATTGCAAACCCTGCAAAGATGGAAGTCACGCCGTACGATCTGTTCCCGCTTTTTCTGCCAGGTATGCGTCTTGCGGAACCCAGACGTCTTACTGTTGCGGTGCTTCGCCTGCTTCGGCTTCTTAGGGCAGATGTATCCTCTCGGATGGATTCGCCCGCAATACTTACACGATTTCAGCATTTAACCATCTCCTAACAGGCATCAAGGCCAGACCCTTCCCCCGAAGGTCTGGCCTCATGTCTGATGCGCTGATACTCTGCCCGCCTCAGCGCGTCGGCGGGTTAGAAAGGAGGCATCCTATGGATCTCATACATCGGCCCAATAAAACCATAACACAGTTTTTGAGCCTCAGTCACACCGTGGGTGTTCACTTGAAAAATTTTTTCTGCCGAGAAGATAGTCGGTTGACACCCCAAAATAATCAGCCAGACGAACCAAAGCATCAACAGATGGAGCCTTTTCCCCACGCTCATACATGCCAATCATATTTCCGCTCAGGCCGCACAGCTCGGCCAACGTGCGCCGGCTCAGACGCCGCTTTTCTCGTAGCATCTGCAGCCTTCTGGGAAAGCCGTTTTCCTGCACCACAGCTATTTCACTCCTCGGCCCCAGTATTTGAACGGCCACGACAAAGTCTGGAACACCTTCACCAGCAACCGTGCAATAGGATGCGACCATTTACCGGCGCGCTGTTCTGAGACGTTTCGGTACTGCTCATACAGCTCTTGATACAGATAGCCGTGCTGATCCAACTCTACCGATCCGCGCCGTGTACCAGGATTCCCACGGATCTGGAACTCCGGCACTACGGACTGGCACCGCTCCTTGTTGCTCTGGCCAGGGTGTGCTCCGAGTGATTTCCTCGGCAGAATGTCGCGGATCGCAGGCGGCAGCTCATCGTCTTTTTCGCTTAAACCGCAATAGATGACGAACAGCACGTCGTCCATGCCCTCGATGTTGTCGAGGATATCTACGACCCCGCCCAGAACATCATTGAGCCGTGCGACGGCCCGCTTAATTGTCCTGCAGATGGTAGAGTGATCTACGTTCAGCAGGCCCCCAATCTGACGGATTGTCAGCCATTCCGCATAGTACAGGTAAAAACATGTGGCCTGGTGTGTGGTCAGCGCGCCCATTAGCAGCTTGACAACACCCGGATCTGTCATGTCCAGTCGGTTCCCATCCCGCAGCGCTTCAACTTTCTGCTGGGTTTCAACGACGCTGGCAACATTCTTCTTCGCCCGTTTCAACGTCCGGCAGACGGTGGATTTATGTACGCCCAGCTTAGCACCGATGGCTGTCTCCGTAAGCCCATCGGCGTACAGAAGAAGGATCTCCCGCTGACGGCCGGTGACGGACTTCATCCCACCGTGCAGCATCTTCCTGAGTTCGGCTCTGGCCTCTTCAGCAGCGTCATCCACATCGGCCCTGGCCCATTTGATGAATTGCTGCCGGTCACCGGAGTTTTGCGCATAAGCGTCCAGGCTGGACGAAGCACGTCCTTTGCGACCGAAGTGCACTCTCTTCCCGGCCGGAACTATGGCACGCAGTTGGGCGTTGACGTCAAGCAGCTCCTCATTCACCATGAACAAGGCGAAGTTGTCACCCTCGCCGCGTTCCTGCAGCTCCAGCTCGTACTTCTTCCGGGCCATCAGTTCCCGCTTCCTGGCTTTCAGTTCATCAATGGTCATCGCGCGTCCTCCTTGCGGTCATGCCCAGCAGCGTAAGGCCGTCATCCTGGCGAGGTGTATCGTAATAGCCGGACAGAAGATGTGCTGTGGCACGGGTATCCCTTAATGCCGCCCGAAGCGAATTCAATTCATCCGGCGTCAGATTGCCCTCTTTCTTATGCCGCTCAATGGCCATAGCCAGCTTGGCGGCGGCGACCTTGTATTCGTGGGCCATCTCCTTCAGCGTGCTCATACATACCTCCATGGCAAAAATGATGGGAAAAAGGGATACCAGAATCTCATAAAAACCGCGCCTGAAAAATGGTATCAATTTGAGGGCGTCTGAAAACCAGGCACAGGGGCCACATATTCCGGTATGGATCCGGCGGCTTCCTAAAGCAGGGTCTTTTTGAGTCGGAGCAGACTACCAAAAAGTGTTTCGGCGGGGGTACAGAAATCGGTAGTGATTTTACAGCGGCCGACTGCCCCGGCAATGGGGTGGCAGATTCAGGTAGTGATCCGGTAGCGCAAAACTGTCTGGGTGTTTTGTGCATGGTCAGTCTACAGCCGTGTGGCGCCGAAATAGTGCTTCCGCCGTGACCGGCGAAAGGCACCATTTCGGCGCTCGTCTGTTGGGTATACATAGTAGACAGACCGTGCGCCGGGTCTGACAGCTGAAAGCCTTGTGCGGCAATGGGAAGACCCAACAGACAACAGATGCGATATCAGCAGCAGATTCGTGGCTAAAATGCATAGTCATCTGTTGGGTGTCTTCACCCTAAAAAAGTTGCAGATTCAGCAGAAGCCGGAACATTTTTTTACCGTAGGGCTTTATAGCTAAGGTGAAAAACTGCGGCCATATCAACCTAAAAACGCTGTCCTTTCAAAGGTTCTCGTCTTTTTCGGCACATCAGATTTTTAAGCGTCAAAACCGGTGCAAAATCCGATATCAAGAACCGGACGAAAATGCGATATATTTGCCCGGAAGCTGCCTCGGCTCAAAGCGCCACTTTTTGGCGTCATCGCCAATTTTCTGATAAAGCCGTGCCACGGCCAGCATAGGTGTATCTTCGCGAATATCGAACTGAAAACACTTTTTCTGGCAATTCCAGATCCCCCACTTGATACCAGAAATTCCGCGCTGATATATCTCACGCCTCATGGTGCATCTCCTTCGCTCCCTCAGTGGCTTCCCTCTCCGGCAATGGCATCCAGCTGTGCACCTGCCCCCGCAACTTTTCAGTTTCCTTCTGGAGCGCCAGAATGTGTGTATCCATGTTGGCAATCCGGTCAGCGGCCTCCCGCATGATCGCACAGCCATGGACACCGCAGTTGTGTTCATGCTCGCATCCCAGGCAGGCCAGACTTCCGGTCTCGACCTTTAGCCGGCGCAGAGCATTTATGAGTTCATGATCTCTCATTGCTTGTCTCCTATTTCTTCCGGTTGTAGGTGACCGGTTTGATTTCCGGATAGCGCCGCTCAAACGGATCCATGGGCTGGCGGTTTTTGTACACATCAGCCAGCCGCCGGTCCAAATGTACCTGCAGCACATCGGCGTCCGGATTTTTGTGATTCATGGCACCCAGAAAATGTTTGTAATTTTCACGCCACAGGAGATCTAATTTTACGAGTCGGTCATAGCCCCAGCCAAATTCCTCGTGCAACGTAATTTGCAGGGTCTCCGCCATCAGCTCACAGGTGACCCGCTGGGCATCGTCGATCATTTTTTGCTGGATCGCAGCCTGCTTGGCGAGAAATCCAGATTGCTTACTCATGACTTTTCTCCTTCAGCTTTTCCCGGAAGTAGAGGTTCTCAATGGCGTAGCGCTCCTCAAACGGGCGGATGTTCTCGCCGCAGGCCGCTCGCAGTGCCCGATCCATCTTCTCCTTGGTGTAGACGATTTCCGGATCGTCGGCGGCGTCATCAACGCACATCTGCGCATAGGCCATGAAGGTATCCAGGAACGCAGATTCAAAACGAGCGGTCATTTTGGGGCCGAAGTGAAACTCGTTGTGCAGTGCGATCAAGGCTACATCCAAGCACTGCTGCACCGTGAAGCCCTTGATCACATGATTGTCATGCTGAAGCTGCTGGATAGCTTTCTGGGCCTGCAGCAGCTGAACGTAAGTATTAGGTTTCGACATTTTTGATTGACCTCCCCCAGCCCTCCAGCAGCGCCCCCATTGCGCCGGCATCCAGATCCGAGAACTCGTCCTCGTCAATGCCGGCGATCAGGATCGGGCCGACAAAATCCACTCCGAAGATCCGGCAGTTGTGGGGAAGCCCCCGCAGGCGTCCATCTTCGTTGCAGATAATCACTGCGTCCGAGGCAATGGTCACCGTCTCAATGTAGCCTCCAACGGTGGTCTGCAGCTCTTCCATCGTGTTGGGGATGTCCCGCGGCTCCGGCGCGCAGCCGGGCGCTTTATAGATCACTTTCATTGGTTATCTCCTTTACAGCTTGCCCCTTGCGCGGAGCACAGCATATTTTCTCTGGGCCTGCTTCTTCCGCATGGCCCGACATTTCGGGCAGAAGATCTGTTCCTTCCGCTCCAGAAACTCCCCGCCGCACATACGGCAGTACTGCGGCTTGATCCGCCGGAACTCCGTGCAGCTGTCACAGTCCGTACACCCTGCGGCGCATCCACCGACATCGTCCCAGTTCTGACACATGAAACGCTGCCAGTACGGGTCATAGCCGAGGTCATTCATCCGCTTTCGCAGCAGCGCATCCAGAACTGAGAGATTCTTCCGCACCTCTGTCCGTGTCCGTGAGAGATTGAAGCCCTGCCGCACGGTCGGCTCCGGCGCGCCGAAGCCCCACGGCCCGTCCTTCAGCATGGTGCGGATCTTGTCAGCATCTTCGGTGAGATACGTGAAGTAAACTTTGCCACGGACGGCCTTCTCTGACCTGCCGACCGCCTTGCCGATCACGGGATAGCTGTCGCCATGCCGGATGCCATCCGCCAACGCCTGATAGTCAGCGTCTGTCCACACGCTCGCCTTTCCATGATTGTCCGCGCGGACTGGACGCTCCTTCAGTCCAAGATCGTTGCACCGGCGGACAATGGCTCCTTCTGAGCGGCGTAGGATTTCAGACAATTCCACATACCCGTACTTGTGCTGCTTCAACAGCATTTTCAGTCGGCTGTCCTCGTCCGGCGTCCAAGGATCTTTCCTTTGCAGGGCGAACGCCTGAAAGTCCTTTTTGCGCTGCTCCGGCACCCAGTCCGGCTCTTTGCCCAGTGCCAGCGGCTCCAGTTTGGAGAAGTCGATGAAGCTCCTGTGCTGCTCCGCCCACTTCCAGAACTCATCCAGGTAAACTACCCGCCATACGCATTTATCAACACGTTTGGTATGGATCGGGAAACCTCTTCGGCGGACCCAGCTCTCCATTTGGTAGCTGTATGACTGGGAATTGTCCGTAAGCGTAAGCATCAGCTGGTTGAAGGTCACATAGTCGCCAGAATCCAGCACCCCGCCAAGGCCCAGTCTTTCAGCCCGAACCTTGATCGCCGATACTGTCCGCTCCAGCGTCTTGGCGATGCCGGGGATGGACACCGTGCCCCAATGGTCTTCCAGATACCGTTCTTCTTCCGGCGTCCAAGTCTTCTGCGGGGAGCATCGCAGTTCCCGGCGCTTGGCACGCACAGCGCCCTCCATCCGCTTCAGGGCCGTAGCCATCTCCGCGTCGCTCTGTGTTTTCCAGTGGTCACGGATGTACTGCTCTTCTTCACTTGTCCAACGGCGATAGTCACTCATGGCAGCAAATCCCTTCCATATCAGGCGACGGCAGTCCATCTATTGCGTTACAGAGCCGCAGGGCGTTTTCCGCTGTCGGATCTTTCCGGCAGGCAGTCTTGGCCGCTTCTGTTTCCCGGATAACCCTTGCGTGGTGTTCCGAGAGTTTCCGTTCAAATTCAGCAGCACTGGCAGCCCTTTCCCATTGAACCCGGACACGCTGCTTTTCGGCAGCCGCCTGATCCCGCGAGATTGTCTTGTTATAATACAGAAAATAGATATTCCGCAGGCAGATGTAGGCCATCTGATCCGGCAGGGACAAACCTTCAGGCAGCTCCTCACCGTGCATGGCAGCCTTTTCCCATGGAAACGTAAATCCTGTGCTCATAGCTGCATATACCATTCCAGGAGTGCTACAGCAGCCTGCCAGCCGTGGCAGACACGCCATGCGTAGCCCTGCGCCTGAAGGCGTTCGCCCCACCATTCCTGCACGGCCGTGGTATGGCCGCTTTCGGTCTTCATCTCGATATACAGGCCGTGGTAGCGGCCGCGCGGTACCGGCAGGCACAGATCCGGCACGCCGGACTTCACGCCCTGCTGCTTCAGGTGCTTTGCCTCAACCGGATCGCGGGTACCTCCATTGGGTATGTGATGGAGCAGGGCCAACTCCGGCCATTGCCGGCGGATAGAGGGTTGTTGGCTCCACTTGATGACGTAAGCCTGATGCTGGGCCTCACTTGCCATTCTCTATCACCTCCACAAAGGTCACGGTCTTGTTGTTCTTTGGATCCTTCTCCTTGCCCTGACGGACGGTGTACCCATTCCGGGCGAGGATTACGATGACCTGATCGCGGTCTTCCGCTTTTGATACATACAGCTT